CAAGACCCTTTGCCATAAGTCACCCTTTCATGTTTTTTAATTTATTGATAGCAGAAGATATGTTCTCATTAGATTCAACTGTAGTCCCTAATTGATCGTATTTCTTCTCTAGATTATCTGTTTTAATTTCTGTTACAACTTTACTATTATCAATAGTTATTTTTTGATTGTCGTTGATTATTTCTTTTTCAAAGAAAGATTTTGGTTTATTTTGAATTACACCATTATTGTTGGTAATCTTACCAAGAATATAGCCAATTAATATGAACAATATATTGATACATACTAAAATTATGAATAATTTATTTTCTTGCATTTGAATTATTCCATTTATTAAACTAGAAATTTCTTAAGTATTAATACACTAAATAAACTAATCAATAATTTCATAATATTTTTGAAGTTCTAAGCATGAATACTGTTTTAATTTTTCATACAGACTATAGTTATGTTCTGCCATAGGATTAAGATTTTTATCGCTATTTATACCTCTTGAATGTTCCAAATGAAATATATAATTTTTTAACCATCCAACTTTTAAACCAAGTTTTGTAAATCTATATCCTAGTTCCCAATCTTCTGGGCCATAAGAATAAAAATTCTCATTCATTTTTCCATATTTAATATAACTATTTCTATTTAAAAATTGACATAATCCATATTTCGCTAACTTCATTGAAATTGATGTTATTGGTATATCATTAATATTAGTTAATACTTTAGATTTTACTTCTTTCTTTATTTCAATTAAAGACTCTCCATCAAAATATGGATAAAGTAAATCGTATCCAGTCATGATCTGGCTATAAGCATATTCATATATATTATTTGGTAGTAATACATCTATATCATAGTTAACTACTACTTCAGTAGTCGCCATAGAAAGCATGGTATTTAAATACTTTGTTTTATGAAATAATAGATTGTTATCATTTTGAAAAATATATTTAATATTTGCTTTATTAGTATTTATACTTGATAATATTTGAGGAATCTTAGCCTCAGTATCATTTTCTAAAATAATAATATTGTATGGTGCGTGTTTACATAAATGAGTTAAACATATTTTAGCATTTTCTATTCTATCAATACTTTCTAATCTTACTGGTATTAAAAATGTAATATTCATATTTTACCAATGGTTCTACCTTTTTGAGTTCTATAAACAAATCCTTGTCGAACTAAGAAAGGTTCAATACTATTTTCTATTGTTTCGATTGATATTCCTGTCATTGATGATATGGACTTTAGACCCAAAGGATTCCCTCTAGATTTTTTAAGTGCATTTATATATAGTCTATCATATTCATCAAGTCCATTTGAGTCTATACCCTGAGCATTAAAAATATCGTCTACCGAACTTGTATTACCATTACAAGACACATAATTTTTATACCATTGTAATCTAGCATTTAGTATCCTTGGAGTCCCTTTGCTTCTTTTTGCTATTTCCAATAGGTCTGATTCACTTATAGACAATCCCATCTTTTGTAAATTCAATCCTGCTAGTTTAGCTAGTTCATTTTCATTATAAAAAGTTAGATGTTCTTTTATAGCAAAACGATCATAGAATGGTTGACTCAGACTGCCACCACTAGTTGTTGCACCAACTAATGTAAACATTGGAAGGTCAATAGTATCTACATTATTATCTAAGACTATACTTAGTTTAAAATCTTCCATTACTGGATATAGAAATTCTTCAACTAGTTTTGGTAATCTGTGAATCTCATCTATAAATAGAACAGACCTTGGGGCTATACCCATAAGATACGGAAGTATACTTTTTACACTTCTTAAATTAGCTGCATTTGCCGTATATAGATTGACATTCAGTTCATTTGCTATGGCACTTGCGATTGTTGTTTTGCCAAGGCCAGGAGGCCCATCTATTAAAACATGAGATAGTACACTAGAACTATTTTTACATCCAGTGATAGATATTTTTAAACGACGAACAACATCCTCTTGTCCAATAACTTCATTAAAATTTGTCGGTCTGATATTCATTATTAACTCCAATTGATTCTATGGCTTGTTTCAAAATTATTTTCCAATCGTCAGACTTACTTATCTGGTAAGACCTATGTATTAGTTCATAGGACTCATCATTAGTAAAGCCATAACTTTTTAATGCTAATAAACACTTATCTAAGATGTTATCTGGAACAGTAATTTCTACTTCTTTTGTAGATAAAACTTCATCTTCTTTATAAGTAATTTGTATCTTATCTATTAATTTGGGCTTAATAACCCAATCACAGTAGCAAACTATTTTAAAATTTTTTGTTGTTGCTTCTGAAAGATTAATCCATTTTTCTTGACCACAATCAGGATTAGGACACCTATATTTAAAATATGCGTCGATATCAATCGGTTTTTGGTTTTTCTTTGTTATCTTCATTTGTTGGTTCTTCTTTTACCCAAAAAATAAAATCATTTTCTGTACTATCAAAAGCCGATTCCAATAATCCCTTCTTAACTAGACTAGACAATATGTTTGCAACTAATCTAGCATTTAATGTTTCTATAATATGATTGAAAAGTTCATCTGTTATAAGATATCTTTCGGATCCTGTTTTTTTATTAGTTTGCTTACGAACAGATTCATTTATTAATAATATTGACTCATTATATGATAAGAACTCATCTAGTTCTTTTTCAAATACTGGATCATCTATATTAGAAAGCATTTCAGTAAAATCGTCTGGATAATCAGATATCGCCTTACCAAAACCACTATAAACTAAAGATCTAATAGAATTGGTAAATTTTTTTAAGTCTTTAATTATATACCATTCTTTTTTCATATTATTTTCCTTAATTTAAGATATCAAACATTCCATTGTAATATAATGGTTGACTAATAAAATGTTTAGCGTGTGCTTGTAAATGCATTTTATATGCATTATTAATCGGGTCTGAAATAAAATATTTCTTTTTCCATATTGGACTATTGGCATAATTGGATCCCAAATACTGGAAGGAATTATCCTTGCCAGCATTGGGATTCCAACTATTCACAGGAACACTAAACGCAGGAAAGACAGGAATATTATTTAATGGTATAGATGGTATTTGATTCCAGTCTATATCACTAAACATATCTGTTAGCCATTTTGATAATGGACTATCAGCAGAAACATCAAATTTAAAATAGTAATGATAAGGATTCAGTGATGGATGATCATAATCATATTGATCGTCATCATACTCATTATCTTCATAATCTTCGTGCATATTATATCCTTTTAAAAAGTGGTGATGGAATCGAACCATCCAGTAACTAGTATCCGCCCAGCGGCCCACTTTCGTCCAACGATCAATATTGATCGTCGTAGTCCTCGTCATCATAATTTACATCTTCATCCTCATCATCAAACTGATCCCAGTATGATTCATCAAGATCATAATTATCTTCGTTATAATCTTCATCTTCATCATAACTAAAATCAGAAGAATAAAGAGGCTTTAGAAGTTCGCCTTGATACTCTCCGACAACTTCATATCGGCAAGTGCGAAGTTTCTCGCAGTTACAATCGCTTGGAACACTAACAACATCACGCGGATTAATCTTAACAATAACAATACGGTCGCCAGATTCAACAGATCCATAACCAGCCACATAATTTAATGCACCAGCATGAAGTCCATCAGAGCATCCTCTTGCACGATCATCGTCAACTTTGGCTCTCTGCATATGACAAACCTTACCAACACTATTATCGAATACTCCACGATACTTATCCTTGTAATCATTCCTGACTGCCTTATAGGCTAGGAAATGACCATCCTCAGTAATTGGAAGATGCTCATGTTCAAGGAAATCATAAAGTTCCTTTTGACTCTGCATACTGGGATTTTCCATAAGGTTATTCAGGAAATTAACAAGGGGCTGGAAAGGCAGACCCTTACTCATAAATTCAAGAATACGCTTACTAATACTTCCATGAACAACTTCACCCTCATAAGTTACCTGACCATTCTTGATTTCAACAAGACCATCACTAAATGTAGCAATAGCCTTCTCTACATCAACAATTTCCAGCAACTCATCAACGGTTGCGGTTGGCAAACTTTCCAGAATCATTTTGTAATTAATATGATCTGGCAAAACCTGATAACTCTTGTTATTAAGAACAAGCGTCAAATTACCATCAACAAACATAAACGGAACAGACATGATTAAACTCCTTAGTGTTACTTACCTGTGAATTACTTAATCAAACTACTCAACTGAATCTTGAACAGATCGACGCTATCACTATCCATTTGAGCAAACCAATCCTTACCATTGTTTCCATAATAACTAGCACGATTATCAAGACTAGAGATAGGATTTTTATCGGTCAATTCTCTAATCATACCAGTTACTTGGTTCGTCCCCATAATATACTTGATCATCGGGTTCTTGTCAATAGCCTCTTTAATCGTTTTTCTGATTTCGGACGCTTTTGGCAATTGATACTTAGTCTTAGTCTGTGACTTGATAATATTAACATACTTATCACTATCAAGTCTATAGACACGATCATTAATCATATTAAGTAGACTATGGTACTCTACATTAGTAGTACGAATCTTCTCGCTATCAATCTGATCAATACCAATCGTTTGTAGAATAGTATTCATATGATCAAAATATGCTTCTTTAGTAAACTTTGTAATGTCGTACTTAAATCTATGAATAGTATCGGCAAAAAATTCTGTAATCAAGTAATAATTGACAGCATCAACCATATCTTGATTTTTGATAAACTTAGCATAGTCCAGACCAAAAATATTCAACATATGGTATGCGAATTGGTGTAGGACTGTGCCATTATTATAGTATCTATAAGTATTTGTATTTGTATCGCTATCTTGATATTGCTTGCGACAATATTCCACAAGATCATTATAAGATATGACACTATCAAAACGGCTCTTAATTTTCTTTAGACTGTCCATAAAGAAGTCATTAAATGGAATCATATTGTATCCATCGTCAGACATTTTCTTTACAAGACTACTCTTGATAGCATAAATCTTAGTATTTCCAAACATATCCTTGATTAGATTCTTCATTGAAGTATCGGTCATCATATAGTTCAAGTCAGAAATCATAGGCAGATTTTCATTATCATTACTCTTGTAACGAGTAATAGGAATATATACAATATCTTCACTATCACTAAAATCATCAAGTTCGGTCTGTGTCAGTGTCTTTAGAAACTTAGCGTCGTTATACTGATTAGTAATATCTCCGCTATCCTTAGATGCTCCATAAATAAAGAATACATCTTGATCACTAACACTACCCTGACTACTTCTTGTGCTTTTCTTTCTTGGGGTATTGCTTTGACTAAGATGCTTGTAATCAGAAACCTTTAACAGATTATCCTGACCAACATCCTCAATCAACTTGTCAAAACCTTCATTACTCTTGGTATGATCCTTAGTATCAAGCATCATATAGCCAAAACAATCATTTTGATTACAATACTTTGTAACGATCTTCTTTGCTGTTTCTTCACTCTTAATATCACACACAAAGAAAGCGATCTTACCATTTTTCTTGGCACTATAATAGTAGCCATATCCCTTACCAGTTAGTGTCTCATTATGGATTTTATCCGTAAGAGCAACTAGTCTGCGTGACCTATAGCCAGAACTCTTATAGTTAAAGACATACAGACTCTTTCCGGCAGAAATCTTATATTCCAAATCATTACCAGAATTAATAGAATGACTCTTACCTTTGCTGTCTGTCCAAGAAGCACCCACTCCCCATCCACCAGCAAGTTCATTCAGGGTATAATATGTCGTAATTGCTTCAACCTTGGTTTTAGCATCAGCAATCTTTTGACTAAACATACTCTTTAGTTCAGTAAAAATGTCCTGAGTTTTTTCTCTCAAACTTTTCTTGACTTGCTTGGTATACTGCAAACCTTCTCTGGAAACGTCCATTTCAAGTTCGCCAATACCAAAGTCCAACTCAAGATAAAGACCAGAATTGATAATTTCATGAACAAAGTTCTTCCAACTATCAATGTCTGCCTTTTGAAAAGCACGATTCCATCGCTGAATATGATCAGGACTTTCCTGCTTTTCTTCGCCAATAATTTGGGCAGTTTCTACTGGGTATGCGATATTGCCCATAATAGCAATAACCCCACTATCAATACGATGATAACTACTAGGAAAGTAATTATTGTCATTATTCAGTCTGCAAACACGCCAACCTTCACCACTAATAACAATATTAGTATTGCTATACTTATGATCTTGTAGATTACCACCAATTCCACCCTCAATAATGGGCTTCATTCTAAAATAGTGGTAAATACGCTTGGCCTTACTGGAGAACTCTTGAAAATCATGCTGCTTAACAGCAAAACCAATTTCAAGACCGTTAGGCTCGTCTGTATCGCACGAATTAAAGAGATTAAGGGTAGGAACACCGCTGTCATCAATAGCGGCGATATAGGTATATTTCTTACCGTTAAAATAAGAAGTTGTAGTAAAACTCTTGGTATAAGCAAACGGACTCTTAGACCCTAGACCAAGACAACCAACAAAATCATTACTATCGTTTTTATTGCTGGCCCCGTATGTAGTATACAGGTTCTCCATATCTGCCTGACTAAGACCAGTCCCATAATCACGCACCACAAAATTAGGATTAGCAGCGGTTGGCAAAGTTACCTTAAAAGGATTCTTATTACCTGCTGAAATATGAGAGTCATAAGCGTTTGTAGACAGTTCACGAATAACTGCCATAACCTTATCGGAATAAAGAGAGTCCGAAAGGATCTTAAACATTTTACTGGTTTGAGCAATATTAAACTGATTGCTACTAGCAACGCCAGCACTATGAGTATCAATAACACGATCTGCCAACTTCATTTTCTAGTCTCCAAGTTCCTGTGAATCGTTCCTGTGATAGCCCAAGTATATCATCGGCAAGATGGCTTGTCAACCTCCACTGTCTTTTTTATTGGCAATCTGGATACTAATATAGCCAAAATAAACTGGTATCAGTCCGATATACCATACTGGAATTGGTATACAACAAAAACTTATTCCACACAGTATACTAATAATACTTAATAAATAGATGAAAAATTTAGGGAATTTAAGTTTTGCTAAAAAATATGTGATTGGCCCAATTGATATTGTGAATAACACTATTATGCTTACTAATAATGCTAAACTAGCCATTAACTTTCATCCTCATGATTATTCCACTCATCTTCTTCCTCATAATCATCATCATCATCATCATAAGAAAAACCTCTTTCATCATAAGGAGTCCAATCTTCAGCATCATTATCGTCATTCAAATCTAATTCACCTTCATCTGCTTCTTCTATAAAAACAGTAATAGTATTTAATATGTCTAATAATTTCTCAAGAGTTTCGTCCATGCTCTTGAGTTTATTTTCTATATTTTTAACGCTTTTTTGTAAATTTGCTATGTCTTTAGATATGTCTTTATCCATATTATGTATTTCTTTATTACTTTTTATAACTTCTTTCATAATATTATCAATATCTTTAGACATAATTACTCCTATTTTAGTCTCTTGTATTCTTTTATATCGCCATTTTCCAATATTTTTTTATCTTCATATGTTTCAGCAACACGACGATAAAATTCTTGTTTAATATTTTCTAATACACCAGTCACTATAGCAATCTTAGGATATGAAACCTCTCCCATAGTACCAGAAATTATGCGAGAAAAAACATAATTCAAATCCCCGCAAATACTTAAAAAATCTTGATTTGTAAGTTTTTCTCTATA